TATAAGGGTCAGAAAATTTCGGTGCTGTAACCTATTGATTTATAAGGTTTAAAAAGTGACTTTTAAAGAGTTTTTATATAGGTGACTATACTTCTACAACTTGCCATTTAAAATCATGTGCGCAATTCTCATATCCTATATACCCACGAGGATTTGCGAACACTCTACAATCACCTATATTATAGTCAAAGGAATGATGTGTGTGTCCATGAACTGCTAGAGTAACATTTTCTAAAACATGTTCTAAATCAGAATAGAAACACGGGTTCAGAGCATTCCCTGCATATATTGGGTGAACTGATTTTGAAGATAGTGCATGATGTGTTATTAGTATAACTGGTTTAGTGCTTCCTACAATTTCACTCTGTATATATTGTAGATGTTCATTATGTAATTCTAAAACTTTTTTTGTCGTGAGATTTTGTATTGCTCTATAATCAGACATTCTATTTTCTGCATAAGCCATAGTAGCAGAATCACCATTATTAAAATTCGTCCATAGAGTTGCACCAATAAATTTATACCTATTAAGAATATAACTATCACCTTGCAAGTAATGTATTTTATGATTATTTTCTAAAGATTCAATTTCAGTTCTAATTTTTTCGTCAAGAGTTAGAATATCATTTTTATAATATTCGTGATTTCCTGGAGTATAGAAAATATGTGCGCTAGGATATACAATATTCAATTTTTTAATGAAAGGAATAGCGTTTGTTCCTACTGCAATATCACCAGCAAGTATAACTGCATCTATATCCATTCCTTCTGGAATTTGTAGATGATATTCGTCCATAATATTTTCTTCAAATTCTAAATGTAAGTCACTTGCAACTAATATTTTCATTTTTCTAATTGACCTTTTAAATTTTATTATTGAAATCATCTAGTTGTCTATCATATAATTCGTTAGGAAAATCTATTCTATAGTATATCACAGCATCATTTCAAACCCTAGTAATATTATCTTTAATTTTACAATATTCTTTTATGACGTATATATTTCCTTTGTAGTGATACTTATCCACATTTAATCCTGTAAAAATTGAAATGCCACTTTATATTTTGTATTGTTACTATATGGAACAAATAATAAATATCCTACTAATTGATTAGAATTATTAAATACGTCAATTTTATTAATTATCCAATCGTAAGCAAATTCTGTAATATAACTTTTTAATTCTAATAAACCTATTTCTATAACACAACTTTTTAATTTTTCTGAATTGAATAATAGATCTTCATTAATAATGGAGGTAGTATATATCCCCTTGCCTAAAGGTTTATTAGAAATATAAGATTCTGTATTTTTAAAAATTAAGACCTTCATAATTTTAATCCTGCAAAAATTGTTTAGTTCCTCTAATGCTTTGTGCTAGTCTAGAAAGTTCTCGCATTTTATCAACATCAGCATCAAGAATTTCTCCGACGTCAACATTTAGAGTTTCTGCTACTTGATAGACTGTCCCGCTTTCCCATCCTAGTATATACGCTAGCGTTTGTGTATTTGATAGTGACATTTTATTTTCCTCTATTGATTGTAAAAATTCTAATAAACTTTCTGCTTCTTGTTTAGTCAACATATGAAAAGATGTAGGACTTCCAAAGGATTTATCTTCTGTATTTCTAACACACCACGCATTATAATACGATTCGTCACAGAACATTTCCCAATTACTCATCGCTATATTCCTTAACTTGTTCCCACAATATTTCTAATTCTAACTCTTGATTAAGAGTGCTAACATCAATTACATTACTATAGAAATTTTTTAGTATTGTAATCTGATTTTGTGTTTCTGTATTAGCAAATATACCAAAGTTCTCAATAAAACGCAATAACTTTTTATCAATATCCGAAAGATTTTTGATATTAATATTCATTAAAAATCTATAGTATATAGGAATTTCATATTGAGTTGTCCCCATTTTGAATGTAAAGGTATCTAACACATTCACATCACATTCTTTTATAGTTTCATTATCAGGGATTTCCATAAAGTAAATTACTAAATGTTTTCTATTATTTCGTTCTTCAATTTCTATTCTAGTAGCTTTCATAATTTTTCCTCTTAGTATTGTAAGTAAGTTCCAAGAATATACTTGTCAGAACTTATTGGTTTATTTCCTTGGTGTAAGTGTGTCCATGTTGATGGGAATACTAAAACATCACCACATGAAGGTTTAATAGAAATCCCATAATCAGGGAAATTTGTTTCACCTCCTTCTTCAACATCATTCAAGTATAGTATAATTACAAGAAATCTTTTAGCAGTTTCGTAATTCCTAACATCTACATGTTCCGAAAAGAATCCTTCGCCTTTATTATATTTTTTAATTCTACAATTTTCATAATTATATACATCTGGAAATTGTTTATTGTGTATTTGAAGAGTGCTTTTATAATCATTAACTATAGAATTGCATGAGTTATAGAAATAATTAATAATATCACTTGTATTGTGAGGAATTTCTTTATTCAATAATTTCAAAACATTATAGATATTTGGGATATCTATTTCAGAAAAGTTGTAAAAATCTGGAATGTTTCTAATAATTTGATTTTCTTGATTTTCTTCAAAGTATTCTATAACTGATTGACAGAACTCTTTTTGCATTATTCTTTTATAGTGATGTATATAATTTTTCATAATTTAAAATCCGATGTATCTACTTTGTTTCGTTTGTCTTTCTTAAAACTGTTGACTGCTTTTTCTATAGGTTCTGGTGCAGGTTGTTTGTTGAGAAAATCCATAGAAGTATCTTCAACATCATAGTATGTCATTTTAGGAAAATCGATACCAATAATAAATCTTTTACGATTATTAAGATCTGCATATCTATTCTTTAATTGTTTAAACATTATTTTATTTTCTTTATCTAATTCTTCTGTCCTTACGGCAGCAATATAAAAATCAAGAATTGCAGGAAGCCCCATACTTTCAGCGGTGTTTGTAATATCAGGGTCAGAATTAAAACCTTGTTTGGAAAATTGCGCACCTGTAAATATTACTATATTTTTTTCTATAGCTAATCCTCTAATTTCTTCACCAATATTTTTAACATACTCGTAAGAGTTGTTAAACTTTGCTCTAGTAGATGCACAAATGCTAAGATAATCAACAAAAACTATGTCAGTTTTGAAATCTTTCTTTAATTCTAATTCACTCAATAAGTGTCTAAAATGTCCGACATGCGCAGAAGAAGTAGGATATTGTTTTATTTTTAATTTTCCAAGTTTTTTAGTTTTAATTTTATTTAATTTTTCTTGTAATAATGCTGGTGCAATTTTTGGTAATTCTCCTATATTAGTTTTAAGCAAATTTGCATCTATACGTTCAGCCACTTTATATTCAGAAAGTTCTAATGTTATATAAACAACATTATATCCTGCTAGTAAATATTGTGCGGCTAGAAAACACATAAACATAGATTTCCCAGAATGAATTGCTCCCGCAACACAATTCAAAGTTTTTCTTTCTACACCACCGTTTGTAATGTCATTAAGACTTTTTAAACTAAATGGGATTTTATCTAACTGTTTTGTATAATTTAAAAACCTTTCTTCAGAATCATCTATATAGTCATGGCCTATAGAACTATCAAACGAAACAGAAATTGCATCTTTAAGAATCTCAGGAATTTGTCCTAACAAATTCACTTTATTATCAGAACGAATTTCAATAGCCTTTGTTAGTGCAATATCTAAAGCTCGTTCTTTACACCATATTTCTGTATTATCTGTAAGAATATCTAAATTGACTTCACATTCTTCAATAAAAATAGTATCTAAAGTTTTTAGAATGTTCTTTTCAGTATCGTCATTGATATTAGTTAATGCAGAAACTGCTAGCACTAGAGATTCTTTAGAAGGCATCTTATTGTATTTGTCAATGATTTTTTTACCAATTAGAAAAATAATCTTTTCATGTTTTTCTGTAAAATAATCTAATTCAATGAAGGGTAGGACTCTCCTGCAATATGTTTCATTACGAAACAATTCTCTTAATACGATAAGTTCCATAATTTCCTTATTCTTTTTCAGTTGCTAATAATTCTATCACATCTATCATAACATTGTCAACTATAATTTGAATAGATTCTTTATTATACGGAGCATTTTTTAATTCGTCATTCCCATCAATGTCAATAATTTTCCATAAATAATGCAACCTTTCGTTATCCATCAACATTTCGCCAAGATGTATGACTAAACCTTTAAAATCACCTTCTATAATTTTAAAAATTATCCCATAATCTATTTCATTGTATGGAATTTCTACAAAAATATAATTTTTCACAATTTTAATCCCTAAAATAATTTTTAATTTCATGAATAATAAAATCTATTTCTTCTTTATAAATTATTGTTTCCTCCCTATATATTCCAGTATATGACTCTATCCAAACATTAATTAGATATAGAGTTACAATTATTGATAAGGTTATTCCTGTTACAAATAGATATATAAGGAGGAACAATAATTTAATAAGTAATTTCATGACGTTTATTCTTCTTGGTTAAGTATGCTGTTAAGTGAAAATTTATTTTTTATGAAAGTTTTGAATTTTTCGCAATCTAAGATATCATTCCAGAACTCTTTAGTGTGAGTGTTTTTTTCTCGGATTTTCTTATCGGATATTTCGCCTGTTTCCATATCTACTTTAGAATACCACCCTTGAACTGGTTTGACAACATGACCCGATTCTATAGCAAGATCTAGTAATCCAGAATACTTGTCTATTCCTTTCTCAAATGATATAGATAACGGAAACTTGGACTTTTCTTTTACAAAACGAGATTTCTCAGCGTTGATAACGAAAGTATATCCAGAAGTTTCTTTACCATCTTTTTCTTGTTGCCTTCCAATAATAAACGCTTGATTAGCAGAATATAAAATTCCTGTTCCCCCAGATATAACCTTTTTAGGGAATGAATCCATTGTATCGTAAGTGTGTGCAATACAAATCATTGGAATATTTTTTGTCTGTAAGTATGGTGTAACCATTCTAAAGAAACTTTTCAACTGCTTTGCTCTTGACATATCAGCAACAGATTTTTCGTCTTTTGCGTCATCAATTTCTTTTTTTGAAGCTAAATTACCAATAGAATCGACTATGATAATTATATTATCTTTACGATCAATAGTTTCCAATTTTTTAATAATATCAAATTTTAATTCTTCAATATTATGAATAGGAATATGCAAAATATTTTCAGTTTGACATCCTATACTTTTAAAATAACTCATAGGAGTCCCAAATTCAGAATCATAGAATAGAACTACTGATTCTTCATATTTATCTTGAAATGCTTTGACTATATGCAACCCAATTCCTGTATTATGGTGGATAATATTTCCATTGTTTTCGGAATTGATATACCAGTGAGGAGCTTCTATAGAAATGTCATAAACATCTTCAATAAGATTATTATGTTTAATAGAAGTTGTAGTCAGAAATCCTTCTAAAGTTTTTATTATAGAATGTATTTTTAAATCTTTAGCTTCTATAGGTAACTCATCTTCATTCATGAATACATGAGAATCTCCTACAGTCAACTGAATATTATTAGAAAATTTTAATGTTATTGTTTCACTTTGTTTTTTGCATGAAGCCAATATTGGGGAATAAGACCATGGAGTTCTGACATAATATTTTTTTTCTGGAAATTTTGTAATTGCTTCATGTAATTGTTTGTAAGTTAATACTTCTTTTTTCATTTATTTTTCCTTTCATCATTTCAATAAATTCATTTAAGTTTTCGTCAGACCATACTATATTATAATCAAATCCTTTTGTAATTGCAAGTTGTTTTTTCATATTATCACTTTTATAAACTTGCTCGTATGTTGCTCCGTAAGGATTTTTCCATTCTGTATCATTTTCTTTAGGATGCTTTGATAGTCTTGCTGTTATTCTATAGTATAGACTTCTATTTCCGTATCTGGATGGAAACATTTATAGTGACGACTAGGACCAGCCAGAATAGTTAATCCTGGAGTAAATCCTCCGTCAATATCACCACTAAAGGCAATATTTAGAATGGGGATATCTGTTGGGATCGTATCATTATCGTTATACATCACACTGCTTTCTAAAGAGTATGATTTAATAGCACCTGCTTTCTTCATTTTATCTAAAATACTCATTTTTCCTCAATCAAATAGGCTGTTTGTTAATGTTAAACCCATAACCGATAGTAAATCTGAAATAGATGATTTATACATTTTAAAAAACATTGTTTTCTTATCAACATATTTCGTATCTACAATCTGTTTAGGGAATGTTTGTGGATAGGCTATGATATCTTCGCCAATAGTATTTGGCGTTTTCAGATAAATATACTTTACTTTATCACCATCTTTAATTAAAGGCAATACATTTTTTAATTTATTTTTCTCAATGTAGTGATTATATAACAGTGAACCTCTAACATATATAGGAGTTGATTTTTTGTATATTGTTTTATAGTCACTATACTTAGACAATCCCGATATTGATGACGTAAAAGAAATATCCTCAATATCCATTTTGTTAAATAGAGTTTCTACTTGTGATATTTTATTAAGAACATTTTTCTTGATATCTTTTACTTCACTAGTGACAATTATCTTGTAGGTTTCTTCAAGCATTTGTGAAATGATTTTAGGAAACTTTG